CTTGTGCTTGCAACCACGGTCTCGGTCATGGCGCAAGCTTCAAGCAGCGGGCCATAAGCCGGAGCGGTGCCAGCAGTGCCGGAGCCTGCCAGCTCCACCTCAAAGTTGATCAGCACTCTGGTTTGCGTCAAAAGCTGCTCGGACTGGCCGAGGTAAGGCCGGATCAATTCGCGGTTGACGGTATCAGCTTCAAGCGGTGTCACCTCAATATTGCGAACCAAAATCGCGTTGGTTGAGGCGCTAGGGGTCGGGTCAACCCCATAGCTGACTTCGGCTTCGGCCAGCAGCAACTGGCGGCGAGATAGCAGCGGCATGGCTTGGCCTGAATAACATCAGTCTTTGTCCAATGGTAGCCGTATTAGCTACTGGTCAGATCAGTCAAAGACGTCCGATAACGCACTAGAAAATCGCAAGCAATCACACCGGCAGGCTGGTCAGCTTCTACTAAATCAAAGCTGACACCTTGCGGCTGCACGTCGATGGCATAACCGTTCAAGGTCAGGTCGGCCATCATCTTGCTATGCAGGCTCTCAACCGTTGCATCAGCCTGCTGATCTGGCACATCGCCGCGAACAATCACAGCAACCCGCACCGTCAAGCTCCAATCCAGCGTCGGAAGGCTGGTGTTTTGCTCGACGGTGTCGCTGATTGGTTCAATCACCAGCGCTGGGGATTCGCCGCGCGTTAGCGGTTCCACCCTGCTGCGATAGATGCGCGAGCCCACGTTGGTAGTGCCCGAAAGCGTGCTGGCAATCTGGGCCAGTATTGACTCGCGCTTAGTGGTCATCAGTCGCAGCAGACCGTCATTGTGATGCTACGGCCCGCGGAACTGGCTGTCACATTCAATCGCAGATATCGCACGGCATAGCCGTTGTAACTGTGAATATGGTTGCCGACGTCTTTTGTTTTTGTTTCGTCTAAATCAGCCCAATCGGTTCCATTCATGGAACCCTGCAGGGCGTAGGTGATTTGGCCACCAGTGATCTTTTCAAAACTGCTGATGACCTGCCCGTCACATTCCACCTGTGCGCTGGTGCCTGTGCCGTCAGCAATAGCCTCAAAGGTGTGAATGTTTGCGGGTCTGTCCGCGTTGCCGCCGATAATCGTTACCATCAGGTCCTCTGCAACGCGATTTGCACAAACTTGCCGTCGCCAAGAAGCATTGTCTCGCGAACGGTGTAAGAAGTCCCGTCCACAGTGATCGAGTCACCACGGACGAGACTTCCGAAGTTTGAGGTTCTGGTGGTCAGCGTGTAATCAGTGGTAAGCACCATTCCATCGCTCACTACCTGGCTGGGCATGTCCAGGATTCCTTTTGCCGTTGTGGCGCCAGCCGTACAGCTCACGCCAAAGTCGGCCAAGAAAACGTCCAGATCCTCAGTGATGGCCATGATCAGCCGTACTTCTTAGAGCCCAGAGCAACCACGCTCACAGCACCTGCGCCAGTGCCGCCAGCGACAGTGACGCTGACTTTCACATAACGCTTCATGCCGTCAGTGTTGACGCTGATTTTTTCGACCAGTGCGGTGTTAGCGGTGGTGGTGGTAAAAGCACCGCCGGTGACGTCGGTGTAAGTGCCGCCAGAGGCATCGGATTCGGTCAGCTTCACCGCGTAGGTGATGCTGGCTCCACCCGCCTCAGCGTCAAGCACAACAGCAATGTCGCCTTCATAGTCCACAAGGTCAACGGCAGAGCCGGTGCCCGTTGCGGTCACAACGTCATTTGGCAGAAGACTGAGGACCGTCGTTTTGGTCCCCAAATTCTTGATGGTCATTGGTTGGTTTCCTCTGGCGTTTTGGTTTTGGTTTGGGTTCCTCAGGCATTGCCTTTGGAGCTTCACGCACCACTTCAGGTGCCAAAACTGCTAACCCGATGCCGATCAGAAATTTGCCATCAGAGGGGGAAGCCTCGTGGACTTCCCCGACTCGGACGACCTGACCCGACAGCGTGGTTTGCTTACGGATCTGGATTTTCATGATCAGAGGGTGTTGTTACCGCGGCTGAAGGATTCGGGGTGACGAACGGCCACGTCCACATCCTGCAGAGCAACCACGCGGACGGTGCCGGAGGTGCTGCCGGTGTAGGGATCAACCATCAGATCAAGGCCAGAGAAGTAGCCAATGATCAGATCAGCGAAGTTGCCGAACCACAGGTCGCCGGAGGCAACTTGGTTGGACAGCACACCGCGGTAGCCGTTCACCAGATCGCCTTCCATAACGAACAGGCCGGAACCAGCGTCCTTAGCCTTGGTCTTCAGACCGCCGCGCATTGCGGAGTTCATCAGGTAGACGGGGCTGCCCAGCAGAGCATTAGCGCCGGAGACGTCGCTTTCCAGTGCCACAACCTCGGAGAAGGTCGGGGTGTCAGCGGCGAAATCTTCGGTCAGCACGCCGGTGGTGTCCTTAAGACCCAGGGGCTGGTTAGAAGAACCGGTGCCATACAGGCCAACGCGGTCGATCTCAAGTGCGATAACGCGGGCGAGATCGTTGCGAACCATGTTCTCCACGTCGATGGAAGACTGGATCAGCAGCTTGCGGCTGTAATCGGTAAAGGCGCCACAGGTCTTGGGCGTCAATGCGATTTGATCAATGGTCTGCTGAGACTCGGTGGGAGAACCGGACTCGGCGACCCAATAAGCAGTGCCAGCGCCGCTCTGACGAGGAATGTTGACGTTGCCGGTCAGGCCGGTCAGCACGGTTGCGCCAGCTTGATCCAGTGCGGAGGCGTTGCGCAGCAGATCGATGAAGTTGGCAGAGTCAAGCTCGGTGGCAACAAGGTTGCCGCCAGCGGTAGCAGTGCCGACGTTCAGGTCGCGAGTCATCACATCCATGGGGATGGTGATGCCGCGGGACTGACGGCCGAGCTTTGCAGCTGCAGCTTCAGAAGCCTCGATCTCGAAACCGGCAGCCTCACGGGCCGAACGGTCAGCGGGGTTGGCCAGGTAGTTAATGGCGCGGAGGAAAGAGAAGCTCCGGGCTTCTGCTTTGCTCAGGCCGATTTCAGCGGCGCTCATGTTGACGGGTTCCTCTTTGATGTTGAGTTTGTCGAGCACAGCAGCGCGGGCCTCGTCGATAGAACGACCAGACTCGACAAGCTGACGGCCCAGATCTTCCATGCCGTGCTTGCTGCACAGGCTGGTGACCTCAGCGATGCGGGTGCGCTCAGCCTCAACGGCCTCGGCCCGCACCACTTCCAAGTTGGGGGTGGTGTCTTCCATTTCAGGAATAGGTTGGGTGGATGGTGCTGCCGAGGCAGCGGGTTCGGTTTCAGGCTCCTCTAGAGATCGGCCGATTCCGACCTGATGCGCGTCGGCAGGGATCGAAACAACCGAGACCTCATAAGGGGCCCAAGACGTGGCGACGAAATCGCCGCCCTCTCGCTCTTCCATTTTGTCAATGGAATAGCCGAAGGAGACGTTTTTGAGTACCCCGTCTTTTACATCGTTCAGGATTTCCTGAGCGAATGGATTCCGGCTAAACCGGACCTTTGCATAGCCCTTCCGTTTTTTATCGTCCAGGTATGCACGTTCCACAACTCCAATCACGCGGTCGGGGTTGTGGTTGAACAACAGCGGAGCGCTGTCATTCAAGCGGCTAAGGTCTGCCGCACCTTTTTCGTGGCTAAGAATTTCATTGCCGAAATATCGAGCTACCGGAAACTCAGAGCTAAACGGAAACTCAAAGGTCCGATCCTCCACCTCGTCAAACGCAGTCGCCTCGCTGCGCTTGTACGTCTTGCCCTCAAGCCAACGCAAAGCAGCAATCTTGGAAAGCGTTGAAAAACGATGACCGACCTGCACTTCGGTCTCTTCCCAGTCGTCTTCGCCTTCGCGATAAACAGTGATCAGAGCCGCAGGATCCTCCTCGTCGCCGTTGATCTCAAACTCAGAGTCGGGAACGTTGATCACGCCGTCAGTTTCGACGCGATCGATCTTGCCCCTAGCCATTCCGCCGCCGGATTGCCATTCGACAAAATCGCCGACGCTCAGTTCACCCGGCTTCGCGCGATTCGTGTCCATACTTCTAGCAGGAATTTCCTTGAGTCTATCGGTACTATTCGTCGTCATTTTGCTCCAGCTCTTCTTCCGGTTCTTCCTCGATCTCGTCTAAAGGCAGCTCGGTTTCCTCGAACGCAGGCGCCGCACCCATGCCAATCGCAGGCTGTGAGCCGCCACCGCCGTTGACTTCGCTTGGATCTGTATCAAGTACCAGACCCATCTCGTCGGCCATAGCCAGCTCGGCTTGACGCATCAGCAGAACATCATCCAAGTCGCCGCCTTGCTCGCTGATGACTTGTCCCAAAGTTTTAAAGCCGCAGCGCACGGCAGCCTTATAAGCCGCCACTTCTTTCTGCGGGTCAACCCATTCCCAGCTGCGAGGCACCCACTTGCTAGCGCGATAGCGCTCAGGGTTGATCTCATAGCCAGGCAGATTCAGCTCATTGCTGAGAACCGCCATGTCCAGCCACTTTTCGAAAACGATTTGATGGAAGTTTTCAATGAAATAGCGCTGCAGCACTCGGTAGCTGTCGCGTTCCTCAAGCAAGCTCAAGCGGCTGCTGGAATAGTTGGTTTGCGAAAAATCCTTGCTGACCGACTCAAACGACGTGCCAAGACCAGCGGCCACAGCCTTAAGCATTGACCGCGTGAACGGTTCCAGCTGGCCGTCGGGAGCGTTCAGATCTGGCACCTGAACTTGCTGCCCGGGATCAAGGTACTTCCACACACCAGGCTCAAACTGCGAGACGCGCTCGCCATCCACAACGTCATCGCCGATCAACTCACCCTCCGGCGAGGTGATGAATCCCATCAGCGCGCTGCTGGCCCGTGCGCGCACCAC